ATCATTTTATCCAAGTAGATGATTACAATTACTCAGTCTATAAGACAAAAGTATCTAAAGAAGAAAAGAAAAAATACACTAGTGTAGTAGGACATTATTCTACTATGGCTCAAGCTCTAACAGCTATGGCTGGTGATATGGTTAAAGATAAAAATAGGGAAAGTTTAGAAAGTTATGTTAAAGAATTAAATGAAATCTATGTTAAATTTGAAAATCTAAAAATAAAATGATTATTAGTAATTTACAAGCGTTATACAATTTGATTATTGTAAAACCTATTGAGTCTGAAGAATCTACTTATGGTAGTATTATTGTTCCCGACATGGGAAAAGAAACTTCTATTAAAGGAGAAGTATGTGTTGTAGGACCTGGTTTTTACACCAGTGATGGAGTTTTAATTCCAACTACTGTCCGACCCGGAGATATAGTTTATATGCCTCAAATGGGACCTACTAAAATCCAATATAAAGGAGTTGATTATCTTGTCCTTAGAGAAAATGAAGTTTTAGCTGTTGAAACTGATCGTTATATTGAAACAGCAGATAGTGAAGAATTACCCTTTTAATAAATAAAAGTTATGGCAAAAATTATAAATTATGGAGATGAAGCTAGAAAGAATCTAGCACTAGGAATACAACAGCTAGCAGATGCTGTTGTAACTACCTTAGGACCTAATGGTCGAAATGTTGTTATTCAAAATGAACATGGTGTTCCTCAAAGTACTAAAGATGGTGTTACTGTAGCTAAAGCTGTTGAACTTGAAGATCCAATTCAAAATATGGGAGCTCAAATGCTTAAGCAAGCAGCTATTAAAACAGCTGAACAAGCTGGAGATGGTACAACTACTTCTACTTTGTTGGCTCGTGAAATTGTAGATGCTGCTTCTCGTTATAGTGATAAGGGGCATAATATTGTAGACATTAAACGAGGTCTTGATAAATGTACTAAAGCTCATGTTGAAACACTTCGTAAAATGTCTCAAGATATTTCTAACGAAGACCAACTCTGTCAAGTAGCCACCATCTCAGCTAATAATGATGAAGAGGTAGGAGAATTGATTGCCACAGCTATTAATAAAGTAGGTAGAGATGGTATTGTTACAATTGAAGAATCTCGTACAGGTGAAACTTATCTTGAAACAGTAGAAGGCCTTCAATTTGATCGTGGTTATAAGTCACCTTATTTTGTGACTAATAATGATGATATGAGTTGTACACTTAGAAATCCATCTATCCTATTCTATAATGGTCGATTAACCCAAATTAAAGATTTGCTTCCATTGTTAGAAAATATGTCTTCTCAAAGTAAATCACTTTTGATTGTAGCTGAAGATATTGATGGTGAAGCACTCGCTACTCTTATTGTTAACAAAATGAGAGGTATTTTGAATGTGTGTGCTGTTAAAGCTCCTGACTTTGGTGATCGTCGCACTTTGCTTATGAATGATATGGCTACACTAACTGGTGGTCAGGTAGTTGATAAAGACAAGGGTATGAAATTGGAAAAGTTTGATTTGAATTGGTTGGGTGAGTGTCGTACAGTTACTGTTACTAAAGAAGCTACAACTATTGTTGATGGAGCTGGAGAAGCTGATACAATTAAAGAATTGTGTACTTCACTCCAAAATCAAATTGAAAATTCAACCTCACCATTTGAAACTGAAAAACTCCAAGAACGTTTAGCTAAATTAGTTGGTGGTGTAGCTGTCATTCATGTAGGTGGAAACACTGAAACTGAGATGAAAGAGAAAAAAGATCGTGTTGATGATGCTCTTCAAGCTACAAAAGCCGCCATTGAAGAAGGTATTGTCCCTGGAGGTGGATTAGCTCTACTCCACTCAGCATATAATACAGTTTGTGAAACTAAAAATTATGATGAAGAATTAGGTTGCAAAATCATGCAATCTATCCTCCAGAAACCATTTGAACAAATTCTTATCAATGCTGGATTGAAAGATGAAGTACATTCTATTAAGTATTCCATCTTAGATCAAGAAGATAAAAATATAGGTTATAATATTAAAGCTTCTGAATTTATTGATTTCTTTGAAGCTGGTATTATTGACCCAACTAAGGTTACAAGATGTGCTCTTGAGAATGCTGTTTCTATTGCTGGTACTATTTTGTTAACTGAATGTACTATGGTTGAAAAACCAAAAGAAAAGAGTGAAGAGTCACTTGGAGGAATGCCTGGAATGTTTTAAATTTAGGTAATGTCTGAGTTTGAAACTGTTGAACAAAAACAACTCATTGCAAAGAGAGTTCCTCCTGGCGACAGGTGGGCTCTCACCAATGAGCCTGATACTGTAATCTCTTCCCTTACAGAAACTTTGGAAATGTATTTCCAAAAAACTAAATTTAATAAAGCATTTTATCTTGATCCTTTAGGAGGTGCTTTATATTCTGTAAATAGAGTAGAAATAGAAATTAAACCTGAACCAATTAAAACATTTGACTTTTACGGAGATGGCTATCAATAACACACTTTGGGTTGAAAAATATCGTCCTGATATTTTAGAAAATTATATTGGAAATGAAAATCTAAAAGAAACTATTTCCAAGTATATTGAACAAAATGATATACAAAATCTAATTTTTTATGGACCTGCTGGTACAGGTAAGACAACCTTAGCTAAACTTTTAGTTAAGAATATAAATTGTGATTTTATCTATATTAACGCTTCAGATGAAAGAGGAATTGAAACTATCAGAGACAAAGTATCAGGATTTGCTAGTACAATGTCTTTTAAACCACTTAAAATAGTTATTTTAGATGAGGCTGATTTTTTGACTATTCAAGCTCAAGCTTCACTTCGAAATGTTATTGAAACATTTTCTAAAAGTACCCGGTTTATCCTTACTTGTAACTATATAGAGCGCATTATTGACCCACTCCAATCCCGCTGCCAGACACTTAAAATTATACCCCCTAGTAAAGCTGACATAGCCAGACATCTTTGTAAAGTTTTAAGTCAAGAAAATGTTAATTACGACACTGATAGTGTAGTTAACATTGTTAAAAAACAATACCCTGATGTTCGAAAGATGTTGAACATCTGTCAAATGTCATCTAAAAAAGGTGAGTTAGTTGTTGATTCTCAAACTTTAGTATCAAGTAATTATATTGATCAAATTATTGAGCTATTACCTAATAATAAGTCTTTCAAACAAATTAGGCAAATAATTGCTGATTCTAATGTAGATGATTTTGAAGCCCTATATAAGGCGCTTTATGAGAGAATAGATGAATATACTACAAGAGATGCTGAAGCTATAATCATCATTGAAGAATACCTTTATCATGCCAATTTCAGAATTGATAAAGAAATAAATGTTATGGCTTGTATAGCTAAATTATTAACCCTTACAGGTAAAAAAGTTTTATGAAAGAGATAATAGAGTTTGGAGATCGAAAATTTCTTTTATATCGTACGATAAGAGAGTTTGAAAAATTAGATCCCAACATCTTAAAAGAGTATTGGTATTGTGATACAGTATTAAAAAAAGAAGATATGTTTTACTTTTGTAACGAAATTAAAGAAATAGAATATGAAGAAGTCAACACCGGAAATGGGGATGCAACCTCAAATTGATCTTAAAAAAACAGTAGCAGTAACAACTGAAGCTGGTAATGATATTTGGAAACAAGGATTTGTTCTGCGACGAGTATCACGCTTTATCACTCAGGGTTCTGAAGATGGAATTCTCCCCATCCCTGTATTTTATGATGGAGAAACTGGTAAAATTTTAAAAGATACACTCCCACCAGACCTTAGAGACGAATATGACACTATTTGATTGGTTAAAAGAACTAACTAGTAGTAAACGTGATTGGGATTCCTTCTCTGATAAAGAGAGGGAATCCTTTAATCCGTATATGGTTAATCGTTTCCTATCAATGCATCAACCTTTTATTGAATTAGTTAATTATGTTCAAACTATTCCTTATACTGATAAGGAAAAATATTATAAAGTATATTGTGGTTTACTCCCCAAACAAAATGTTTGGCTTAAATATGTTAAATCAAGTATGAAACAACCCACTTCTGATCTTGTAGAA